TGTGTGGTGTCGTGAATCACGCGCACGCGATCCACGTAGCGGGTGACGATCTTCACATCGAGCCGCGCGGCGGATGCCTCAAACAACGCGGCAAAGGTGTTCGCTTCGGCGCTGGCCAGGCGAGATGACAGCGAGACGGTTTCGTGTCGTTGCCACGCGATGACGGCCAGCGCTGCAAGAAGCAGCGCGGCCAGGATGCCTGCGAGGTATCGGAAGAGTGGCGTCATGCGGCGTGCGCCTCCGGTGGCGAGAGGGCGTCCTCCATCCGGCAGCGCGCGATCTCGCAGTTGACGCCGTCGAGTTCCACGCCGATGAAGTGGCGCCCTTCGAGTAACGCGGCCACACCGGTGGTGCCACTGCCGGCGAACGGATCCACAATCACGCCGCTCGGCGGGCACACGCGCACGATGGTGCGCATCAGCTCCGTGGGCTTGCCGGTGACGTGGTGCTTGTCCTTTTGCCGGATCGATTCGACGTGATAGCCCGGCAGATAGCCGACCTCCTCGCGCGGCGGCATGTCGCCCTTGCTGCCCCATACGGCGTATTCCGCGCCGTTACGGAAACGGCCGGGACCACTCGGCCGTCCGGCCGGCTTCAGCCACGGCACGATACCGCGCCAGGTCGCGCCGGCCGCTTGCAGCGCATCGGTGGTGCTCGGCAGCTGCCGCCAGTCGGAAAACAGCACGACCGGCGAGCCGGGTTTGGCGACACGCAACGCTTCGGAAAGCCACAGCGTCATCCACAGTGTCCAGCTGCGTTGATCGCGATTATCGCCGCTGAAACTCCGATGCTCGCGCTTCGTGCCGGTCTGCACGTATTTCTTGACCGGTGATTGTTGGCGTTGCGCCATGTGCAGCCCACCGGAACTGTACGGCGGGTCGGTAATGATGGCGTCGACGGACGCGTCGGGAAGGGTACGCAGGAAGGCAAGGGCGTCGCCCTGGTGCAGCTGAAACGATGGCAAGGTTCTACATCTCCACACGGTTGAGCACCCAGCCAAAGAGGTACTTTCGCTGGGACGGTTTGGATTCGGTAATTTCCAGATAGCGTTCGGCCTGGATGCCGTTCAGGCCGCGCAGCAGCACGGTGATGCCTTGCGGTCCACGCCAACGCAGGAAGGCGCGCAGCGCATCGAGCGTGACTGGGCCAATGCGGCCGTCCACATGCAGATCGCCGTAGCGGCTGCCGCTGTCGTTGAAGCCATTGAGCCAGCGCTGCAGGAACATGGCCGCCACGGCGGTGCCCATGTTGACGCCGGTATCGATCAGCTCCGCGCCAATGTTCGGTTCGATGGCGAACACCTCGCCGAAGCGTGGCTCGTCGACATAGCGCTTGCGATAGATTGCGCGGGCGACGGCTTCGGGCATGTCTTTCATCGCGCCGGAGTAGCCGTAGGCGCGTGCACTCGCGACGGTGATGCCCCATTTGGTTTCCTTGCCGGCATCGTCGGGGTCGTGGGTGTAGGCGTCCCAGCCTTCCGTCGTCATCACGGCGGTGATGAGCTGATCGATGCGCTGCTCGGGAAACGTGATCACCACGTGTCCCTCCGCCAGATCCACACAAGCCACGCGCGCGGTGCGCGCAGTGCGTGCGCGAGATTGCCGCGATGGATCAGCACCAGCAGCGCGATCGCCACGGTGAACAAGGCTTCCAACGGGCCGGGAGGTGGACGAATACCGCACAGCAGTTTCACGGCCGTGGTGGTGCACGCCACGATCAGCAGCCACACCACCCACGCCACGCCGTGGCGGTGACGCGAGGTGCCACGACGGAAGGTAATAAGACGCAGCACGATCGCGACACAGGCCACGAACTGCACAAGCGGCCAAACGCCAAACAGCACCAACGGCAGGGCCATGAATCAGTCTCCTTTGCGAAACAGCGTGGATAGGTCCAAGGTCTTGGCGCGCTCGATCAGCTGCATGGTGAGCGTCACGACGAGTGCGCCGGCCAGGAAGGCGGCAACGGCGGTGCTCTGAAGCGGGAGATGCGCGAGCACCTCGGGTGCGGCGAGATAACCGACCACGGTGCTGATGACGAGATAGATCACACGCCGCACCAATGGCAGATCGCGCGAGCTGGTAACGAACAGCGCGGCTCCTGCGACGGCCCCGACCAGCGCGTTGCCGTCGATACCCGGCAGCAGTGCGGTGGTGGCGGTGGCCGTGCCCAACACGGCAGTAGTGGCGAGGGCGGCGAGGGTGGGCTCGGACATGATCAATCCCATAGCTGGACAATCGAGAGCACGCGCGTGCCCACGTCTTGGGTATCGGGTAGCACCACGGGCGTGCCCATCGGCAGCACAGGACCCAGGGCAGCCAGGCCGCGATTCATCTCGTAAACGGTCTCGACGACACCGGCCGTGGTGCCGAACACACGCCAACAGATCGCATCGACCGTGTCGCCTTGCTGTGCGTAAACGGTCTGCGCCATTCAGAGCAGTTCCACGACATTGCGCGGGCGACCGAGGATGTCGGCGACGGCCCAGCGCGCATTGCGGCGGAAATCGTCGGCGGATTCGGTTTCGCCTTGGGCGCGATAGTCACCGGCGCGCGTGTTGTCCCAGTCGCGGTATTTCTCGGCGATATCGGCCTGCACCGTGCTGGCGACGGCACGCAGATACCGATGCACCAACGCACTCGCACCGGCGATCGTTTCGCCGACGTCCGCGGCGCTGTCCCAGCCCTCGCCAATGCGGGCGGCCTTGTACGTGGCGAGCTGTGTGTTGACGTCGAGGATCGCTTCGATGGCGCTCGCGCGCAGCCGCTCGACAGTGACGTTGCCGGTGAGCCGTGTGGACGCGCGCAGCGTGGTGAGATCCACATCCGGCCAGAAGCCATCGTTGGTGACGACGCCTTCGCCGGTTGATGGCATTGCCACGGTGCCGCCATTCGCAATCACACTGCCCATGGGGTTCCTTTCAAAAAATCCGGCGGTGGACGGGTGGGTCACGGCATGCTTGAGGCATCGTTCGCCACCCGTGCCGCCGGGGCGCCGGGGGAGGCTCAGGTGCCGCGTGGGCGCGGCGAGGGTGGGCCGGCGGACGGGCCGGTATCCGTTTGGCGCAGTCGTCGTTCCAACTGCTCGATGTCTTTTTTGGCGCCGACCTTCTCGTGCAACTCCACCGCGCGGCGCAGGTGTTCCAACGCGCTCTGCGGTGCTTGCTCGGCCTGGTGCCGCCCGATGGCGAAGTGCAACTTGGCGCGCACCTGGTCTGGCATGTCGCGCGACGCAGTCAGCTCAAGAATTTCTTGCAGCACGTCCACGTCGAAGGGCTTGCCGACCTCGTAGGCTTTCAAGGCCTGCACGGCGGGTTCTTCCGCAAGGAGCGTGGCCGGCGTGCGCTCGAAGCGATCGGGTAGCGACAGGTTGTGATCGAGCACGTAACGCGCGACGTCGAGCGCCCCGGCGTAATCACCAATGTCGATGCGCCAGGTCAGCACGTAGCCGAGCACGTCATCCTGCACGCCCTGGCCGCTGGCCAGGACGCCGGTCACATAGTCGGCGTAGTCGCCGAGGATCTCGCGCTTGATCACGATCTTGCGTTCGACCGATTGCACCTGGTGCAAGCGGCGGCGATCGGCATCGAGCTTGGCGCGCATCAAGCGGTGCGCGCGGGAGGTGGTTTCATCCACCTCCGCGCCGGGCGCCGTCTTGGCGGTCGCCCGTGCCGCTTCCACACGCATCAGGTGCGCTTGAGCGGGTGAGAGCGTCATCGCCATCAACCGCCCGACCAGTTGCCAAGCACGATGTTCTCGATCAGCACCGCGCCCTGCAGCCGCTCCACGACATAGGCGTCGTTGCTCGACTGGTAATCGGCAATGCGGTCGTAGTCGGGCTCGTCACGCAGCAGGCGACGGCGTGCGCCCGCCTGGTAGTAGATCGAGAGGTTGTCCGGACGCGTGATCAAGAGCTTGTCGCCCGGGAAGTAGGGAAGCCCCAGGCCCTGCAAGCCGCCCATGGTCTTCTGGCTCACCAGAATCTGCGTGGCCAGTTCATCGGTCGCGCGCTGTTGCTGGTTGATCTTGGGGAAATACTTATCGTGCATCAGCTTGCGGCCCACATGCACGCGCAGCCCGGTGTCTTCCTGGAACCACGGCGCCAACAGAAGGATCGCGTCGTATACCAGCGCATCGAGGTTCTCGTAATCGCCGCCCGCACCCACACGCACCTGTTTGCTACCTTGCTTCGCTTCCGTCATCACCTGCGCCGGCGCCTGCTCACGCAGGATTTGCAGCCAGCCCTTGTTGACGTCCTGCAGAAGCGGGTTCTTAGCAATGTCGGTGTCGTCGGCCACGCTCGTGCCGTTCCAGCCGATCATCAAGCGATCCAACGCCTGTTGTTTGACCAGCATGGTGGACAGGCGTGTCTGGAAGTCGGGGAACTTCGCCCACGCATCGAGCGTGGCGTACGGG